CGCTCATCTAGCACCTCTGATCTGTTAGTTAATAATCAGCCCGCAATACCAGGCTCAGATGTTGGTACCAACAATCAGCCCCAAGATAAAACTGCCCAGCACCACGGCGCCGGTGATCAACGCCGTCCATTTGCTGCGCACTGTTTTTTCAAGGTACGGGTCAACAAACTGATCCGCCACTGCATTGCCCGCTTCGAATTTATCCAGATGCGCATTGACGTTCGATTTCGCGTCCGTGATGGCGGTTTGCACACGCTGACGCAGGTCGGTGAGGCTGCTGGTATCGATCACTTGCTGAATCTTTCCCAATTCTTTTTCTAGCTGCTCTTTAATTTCTTGCATTTTGCGATCCTCCAAAAATAAAAAAGCCGCGTTTTAATCGCGGCTTCGGTTGATAAATCCGGTTCAATTGCGGGTCATTCTATTTTCAAAACTTGCAGCTCTTTTTTCTTGGCGCTGCCCCGGCCAATGGCGCTTTTGCCTTCGTTCCCGGCGTTGATGCGAATCGTGGTGATCCAGGCGCTGCGGGTGAAATTCTGCTCGACGGATTCGATCAGGTAAGTTCCATCAGCTTCATCCTTGATGCCGGCCAGTTCCAGCCATTTCTCCGCGCCCACGTCGGCGCGCCCGCGCATCAGTTCAATGCGGCCGCTCATCGTGGCGCGGTTGAGTGCGGCCTTGCGGCTTTGCGCGGCGGCCTGTGCTTCTGCAGCCGTGGGGTGAATGTGCCGGTCGGTGTGTTTCGGCGCATGCGCGATACCGGGCGCCGAATCGTTCGTCAAAACGATGGTTTGTAATTGCCCGGTTGCACGATTCTGATAGCTCGCGCGCACTTCGCTGTACAGCGCCCGGTCCGGGAAAGATAGCGAATAGCTGGCAATATCGTCGCGGTGCAGCGCAATTTTGGGCAGCTCGATTCCGCTGCCGCTCTTGCCCTGCCCGCGTGTAATCACGATCAGCTTGCCGTCCTTGACAGTAGCCGTTGCGCCGTATTGGCGCGCCATACGGGTGATGAAATGCATATCGGATTCGTTGACCTGATCGGCTCGGGCAATAGCCGTATTCAGCGGGCAGAACGGCTGCAATCCATTATCCCGGGCAATGTCGCCAACAATCGCATCCAGCGTGGTGTTTTCCCACGAGCGGCGCTTTTGTTCCTTGAGCGAGGCAACCATGTCCGCCGGCTTGGCGCGTATCATCATGCTCTGCGGCGGGCCGTTGATTTCGATTTCATCGACCGTGTAGCGGCCAATGAACGACAATTGTCCGTCACCTTCATAGCCCAGGCTGATTGCAAGCGTCGCGCCCTTTTTCGGGAAGGCAACTGCCCCGTCACGGTCATCGATCACGATTTCACAATCGTCCGATTCCAGTCCGGGCTTGTCGGTTGTGCGCAGTGACAGCAACCGGTCACGCAGCAGATCGGTGATGTCCTGATTATCGGCGATGACCTTAAAATCCGGTTTCAATCGTCAGCTCCACAACTGAATTTGCTTTTTGGTTTGCACCGGCAAATCCGGCAAGCGGATAATCACGCCGGATGCAAACGGTTGCGGTGTTTTGGCCAAACCGGGATTCGCATGGATAACCGCTTCCACAGTGCCGTTCAGGTTGCCGTAATAGCGGTAGCACAGCGTATCCAACCGGTCGCCGTCAGATGTTCTGATAATCTTCGCCATAGCGCTGGAATTCCAAGGTGAATTGCTGCTTGCGCGGCATGCCGTCGGTAAACAAGCCGCTTTGTTCTTCCTCGATGCGCGCCAGATACCAGCGGCCGAAGTTTTCCCCGTATCCGCTGGTGAGATTGACCGGCAGCATGTCGTAACCGATCCGGCGCAGCCGGTCGAGCTGGCCGCTGCCCGATTTCCGGGTGAAGATCGCGCCGCTCAAGGTGATGGTTTCACCTCCTTTCGATACCGCCTGCAAGGCGTTGGTGCGTGTCAACCGATCCTGCGTTGCGACGTTATAGTGAGTCTGGCGCCGCAGTGTGTCGAATCCGGCCGTCGACAAGTTGAAGTAGAATCCCTCCCCTCTTGCGGTTGTCAGCACCAGCAGATGCGCATGCGATGCACCGGCACCAGGCAGACCGGCACCAAAACCATTCAGTAAATCTCCCGGTTGCGATGCCGTGAGTTCTATTCCGGTCAGCGGGTTTTGCAAGTCCGGATTGAATGCCACGTTAAACGCCCGCTGCACGCTATCGAAAATCCCGCCGGTTGTCAGCACGGCATTATTGACCGATACCCCGACACCATTGATGACACTCGCCGGATCGCCGCCGGAGATGCCGGTGACGCCGAGTAAAATGCGGTTGCCCAGCGTGCGCGCCAGTGAAATGGTATTGCCGATACTGCTTAAACCGCGCGCGGCTGCGGCCGCTTCAATCCCCAGCACGCCGCTGGACAGCAAACTATTTGCTTGCGTGAGCGCCTGCCCTGCCGCCTGCATGTTGACGGTACCGGCGTTTTCAACGCGGCTTAACGAGTCGGCCAGCAGAATCAGATTCTGCGCTGCTGTACTGCCCGCAGTGGCGCCGCGCGTAATTATGCCCTGCATGCGCCGGGTTTGTTCGCAGGCTACACTGCAACGGCTTGCTGCTGTGTCGATCAGATCATTGAACATGCGGGAATCCTAGCGATCTATTGCGCGTATGCAGCATCGAACATCGCACCGTTTGCGCTTCGCGCTTGCTTTTGTTCAAACATGCGCTCCAAATGCCGCATAATCTCGTTAGCCATCTGATTCGGGTCTTTAACATCGCCTTGCACGGTCACCTGAATCGACGGCGAAAAGGTGTTATTTTGCATTGCTGGTGCGGTTGTAGGTTCTGAAGCAGTTTTTCCTTCGGGAAGAATGCTCTTGTCGCCCGATTCGGAAAAAATTTTATTTGCTAAAAAATCAGTCCCTAACCCACCAAGCACACCACCAATAGTGGCAAGCACCGCGGAGCCGATTGGGCCCGCAGCCAAGCCGGTCATAGCACCAATCTTGGCACCCGCGATACTACCGCCGATTCCTCCGATACCTGATAAAACCGATTTAAATCCTGTGGAACCTGCTGCTGCACCCGGCAAGTTGATTTTCCCGCCGATACCGCCGGGAATCTTTCCGCCACCAACCAACGTAAGCAAACCCTGCAGAATTTTGAGGCCACCCCATAACAACTTGACAACGCCAACCACGGCACCTATCGCCGCAAATGCCGCAGCCGCAAAGGTCATGGCTTGCACGGCTTGTGGTGATTCCTTGGCGAGCGCTTCGATCGCGCCGCCAATGCGTATGATTTGATCGGCAAACCAATCGGTAACCGGCGATAGCGCATCACCCACACGGATCATTACCCGGTTGAATGCGTTGCCCGCTTCGCTCCACTTCCGCGCCGATGCCGCGCGGCGGTCTGCTAAATCCTCTTCGATCTTGGCTTCGCCGTCAGCCGCCTGGATGAGGCTCAGATTGCTTTCGTGCAGTTTCTGGTTCTGCAGCACCGCCAAAGCGGCTTGCTTCGCCTGACGGTCGGAGATGAATTCCGACAAACCGGCCATTTCAAGATAACCATCGAGCATTTTTTGCGCGGCGGCAGGGTCTTGCGCATCGGCGATTTGCTTTTGCAGATCGGCCATCTTCGCCGCTTTAGCCGGATCGGATTGGCTCGACATTTTTTGAACCAGTTTCAAAAATGCGGTAACCGGATCGAGCCCTTGCGAAATCGCCAGTTCCATCGAGTTTTGCAGGCTGAAGCCTTTTTTCTCGAACTTGGATTTAGTATCTTCGGATGTGATTTTGCTGAACAAATTGGCCAGGTTATTCGCCGCTTCATCCGTGCTGCCTGCCGCTTTCATTTGCGTTTGCAACATATTGGCCAGCTCCGCCGTGCCACGCTCACCCGAGAAACCGAACATCGTCATTTGCGGCATCAGGCTGGCGAAGTGCTTGGCCATGTCTTTCGACTCAAAGCTGCCCAGGTCACCGGCCACAGCCACTTTACCGAGTGATTTTTCCATCAACGCAGGATCCGAAATGCCCGCTTGCCGCAATGCCAGGATCATCTTCGCAACATCTTCGGATTGGGCATTTTGGCTGATACTGAATCGCGCCATCGTTTTGGCCATGCTGGCGGCTTCTTCCACCGCCATGCCACCGGCAACGAGCGTATTGACCGCTTGCGCCAGTTCGCTGTGATTCATGCCGCTATCCTGCGCATCTTTCAGAATGCCTTCGGATAACGCCTGTTCTTTCACCGTGCGGGCAATGCCGCCTTTGATGGCAATATCGCGCACGATCGATTCGAAATTCGCCGAAGCCAGCGCGGGAACCACGGTTGCCGCAACGACACCGGCGACGGCTTGGCCCGAGCGCTTGATATTCTGCATCGCGTCGCCGATTTTTGCATTTCCGGCGTCCACCAGCTCCAAGCCTTTGACCGTTTTGCCCAACTGAGCGTATTCATGCTGCAAATCTTTGACGTTGATCCCGTGCTTTCTCAGGTTTTCAATGCTCTTGTCGTGCTTTTCCTTGATCTTGGCGAACGCATCGGTACCGGCAGCCTTGTTCAATTCCTCGCGCAGGCGGATCGTATCGCCGATCATCGACTTAAAGCCGCGCGCCGATTCGGCTTGTTTCTTGAAATAGCCGATCTTCGACGTGGCGGAACCGATTGCGCTGTTGAAGCTCGCCGCAACGGCACCGCCGATGATCATCCCTAAGCTGATATTGTTACCGAAGGCCATATTCAATCAATCCGTAAAATAGTTTCAACAGCGTTTCAACCACTCGATAAATTCGGGAAGTTCCAATTCATCGATTTCCGACGGCTGGAAATGATATGTTCGAGCGATCATTGCCATGCCGTCCCATAGTTCTTGCTGGCTAGGTATTTTCTGAATCGTGAGGGTCCGTAGATAAGCGTTGAAATGCGCGCTGAAGTTTGCGGTAGTCCGCAAAATCCAGTTCCTCCAAATCATTGGGTGCGCAATCGGTTAATCTGCAGAGCAAAATAAATTCAAACTCCGCGTTGTCTCCTTTCGATAATTTCCAGGCTATACGCTGATCCTTGGTCGACATACGGCGCATGACCAATTGATCTGTCGTAACGCCGTTGATTTTGATTGGGAAGCTCAGTTTGATGATTTCATTCAGGCTAGCTTGATTCAAGCTTGTTTGGTTTTCTTTATCACTCATATTTCCCTCTCTTTACATGCCAATCGCTGCACGTTCTTCAGCGGCTTCGTCTTTGCCGTTGATCACGCGAATGTTATTCAGATAATCCAGTTCATAAATCACCTGCCCGCTGACTTCCAGCTTGTAATAGCAGGGCGCAATGCTGTACTTGGTTTCGGCTTTCTCTCCCGGCTTCCAATCGCCCATGTCGATTTCTTCCAGCATGCCGCGGAAGGTAGCGATTACCGGTACCACTGCGCCTTTCTGATCCTTGAAAGCGCCGCGGAAATTGCCGTTGAATGCGGTATCGTCGGCGATGCCGAAGAAAACGAGCGCATCGGTTGGCATGCCGGATAGCGCGAAATTCGCTTCCATCATTTCCATTCCCATGCCCATTTTGACCGGACCATCCATGCCGCCGGCGCGATTCTCATCGGTTTTGCGTTTCAGTTTCGGCAG